GGCGTGTCTGCGGACGAACAGGCGCAGAAGGAATTTGATCGGGTGCGCAAAATCCCGAAAGAGGAATGGACGAAACGCCACGCGGCCAAGGTCGGCCTTGGTATCGCCGGCTGATACGGAATTAACACGGAGATTGATGTGAAAAAGACGATCACGCCCGACGAGCGCCTCCAAGCCTTCGCACTCTTTGTAATGGCTTGCCAGCACGCTCAGGAATGCCGCCGATACGAGCGGGCCATCGCCAAGATTTTCGGCGACACCGACGAGTTCAATTCGCGGGTTAGCGATTCCATCTACGGGAGTGAGCCCAATGGGGCCTCTGTCGAGTTCGATGAAATCTTGGAAGGCAACGAGATCAAGGTGAAGTGATGGCGCGCTTTGCTGCCCAAACTCGAGTTGGCGTCGATCAAACCCGTGTTGAGATCGAGCGCACGCTGGCGCGCTATGGTGCCACCGCGTTCGGCTACATCAGCAAGCAGGGCGTGGCCATCATTGGCTTTGAGGCGGCTAAGAGGCACATCAAAATTACTGTGCCGCTTCCAGTCGGCGAAGATGAAAAGACGAAGCAGCAAGCCCGGCAGCGCTGGCGCGCCCTACTCCTGGTCATCAAGGCCAAGCTCGAATCTGTCGAAAGCGGCATCGAGACTTTGGAGGAAGCATTCTACGCAAACATCGTCATGCCGGACGGCCGCACGATCTATGAAAGCACGCGCGAGCATGTTGCGGTCGCTTACAAGACCGGCAAGGTGCAGGGACTTTTGCCGGATTACACGAAGTCCGGTTAATGACAGAACACTCGCCAACTTCATGACCCAGGCAGCGACCATAGAAGCTCCTACCCGCCCGGCACTCCGCTGGCACGGCGGTAAGTGGAAGCTCGCGCCGTGGATCATGTCGCATTTCCCGCCGCACCGGGTCTACGTTGAGCCGTTCGGTGGTGCTGCCTCCATCCTGCTCCGCAAGGAGCGCGTCTATGGGGAGGTTTATAACGACCTGGACGACTGGGTTGTGAACCTATTCCGCGTCCTCCAAAACGAGGAACAGGCGGCACGCCTAGTCCGGCTGCTCGAGGTCACACCCTTCGCCCGGACTGAATTTGAAGTCGCGCGCAAGCTCGGCGAGGCGGAAGGCGACCCGGTTGAATTGGCCCGCCGGCTGATAATCCGATCCTACATGGGCTTTGGGTCCAATGCGCACGACGGCCGATCGACAGGCTTCCGGTCGAACAGCAACCGTAGCGGCACGTTGCCGGTGCAAGATTGGGCCAATTACCCCCAGGCGCTGCTTAAGATAGTCGAGCGGTTCCGAGGCGTGGTGATCGAACATCGTGACGCCACCGCCGTCATGGTGCAACACGATAGCCTCGAGACGCTGCATTACGTGGATCCTCCATATCTCCCTGAGGTCCGATCGCCGGCAAATAAATACGGCCTGAAATACCGGATGTACCGGCACGAAATGGACGCTGCCGGCCACCTAACGCTGATTGAGGCGCTGCACCAGCTCGAGGGAATGGTCATCCTATCCGGTTATCCCCCCCCTTTGTACGAATCCGCGCTGCCTGGCTGGCGACGATCAGAGACGGCCGCCCTAGCCGATGGCGCGCGGAAGCGCACGGAAGTTCTTTGGATCAATCCGGCCGCCGCCGAAGGCCTCGATCGCGTGCGGCGAGGTCATGAGTTTGGTTTGTTCGCAACAGTTGGCGGTTAACTTCTGCTTAACAGGGACACCGATGGCTGAGCACTGGAAAGATAAGGACGGCGTGATCCACTGCGAAGGCGTCGAGTCCGGCGACTATCTGCTTTGTGGCCTAGCGCCGGAAGGCGAGAATGGCGACGATGAATTGCCGACAAAAACGCACGCTTCGATCAATTGTAGCAATTGCGTCGCCATCATTGCCTTTTGCCGCCGCATCCGACCGGGAGAATTTGTATCAACCGTGCGAGCACAGAGGTAACGGCAATGGCTATCGTCGAAGTTCACCTGGTCGAAGATCGCGCCAAAATCTATAGCAGCACGGGCGCTGTTTACGAGATTTGCGACGATCATTTTGACCAACCGACTGTCAAAGTCCTAGAAATGGGCGGCCGTGGTTATGAACGCTCGCAAACGCAAGTCGAGAGAGACGATCAGCTAAAACGCTATCGTCGGGCGCTTGAAAATATCATGTACTGTGAGGCGACCATGTGCGCCGACTACGTTGAAGAAATGAAGGAACTTGCACGCAACGCCCTTATGAGGCCGCGATGACCCGCTCCCAACTCGAAATGGCCGCCCAGGCAATCGCCAAAGAACACGGCTGCGGCCTGGACGACAATGGCGGAATATGCCCGGCCGGCGACAAAGGCGAGCCATGTATGTGCGAGAGGTTCGCGCGGGTTGCGTTGCGAGCGGCAGAGGAATGCGCGCTTTGCGAAACACCGGAGACAACATGATCTTAAAAAACGGCTTCGATACAGGAAAGTCCTGTTGTTTTTGCGGTGCCGACATTACCAACTGTGAACGAGGCTATGCTGGAGAGCCGTGTTGTCGCGCTTGCGGCAAGGGCGGCAATGGCGAGCCTGACGAGGCTTACATGGCTTACAAGGGAAACCTACCAGCGCCGCTCTGGTTTTGGGGATGATAGCGATGGCACGAGACAAATTCGATATGGCGGCGAGTTTCATCGTCGAGGAACATATCCGTATCTACGACAAGATGGTGCCGCATCCCGACGCGATTAAAGACGCCGTCGCGAAAGAATTGCGCCAAACATGGAACGAGGCCATTGACGCGGTGATCGCCAAGGCAAAGACAATCGCCGCCGTAATCGACTAACCCGTCCAATGTAGGGAGATTCATGATGGCGGCGAAGGAAGATCATCTGCGCGACCGGCTTCTGCGGATCGTGCTTGACGCGATCGAGCTGAAAGAGGTCTCCCGCGAGGAGGCGCTGGCCGCCTGCATGGGTACTGCAGCAACTGTCCTCGGCACCTATTCGGAAGATCAGCGTGAGGCAGTTGCGCTGGCGCTTGATGGCGTCTTGCTCAAACACGCCAATGCGCGCGCTCGACAGCTCCGATCTGGGGAAGTCGACGCCGACATGGCGCGCGCTAATCAGTAGAATGTCGCTCAAAACCCAACCACGCGAAGATGCCACGGGCCGATATGGCTTCGAGGGCGATTGGGGTCGCAAATGTCTCTGCGGTCACGAGCTTGGCGTTCACACCGCCGCAGCGCCGCACGAGTGCATGAACGCGGATCGGCACCACATGATGGGTGGTCCCTGGATGGACAAGACGATCACGGCGACGACCTGCTACTGCACCAAATTCAGACCAGTAAAAAAGTAACATCACATTAACTTGGAGAAATCCCGTGAAGATCATCATGCGAAACGCGCACGATACACTTGCAGCCTTCCAGACCGCGCAGGGCATGGAGAAGGCCGGCTAACGATGAAATGTCGGAAAATGGCTGGCAGCCAATTGAAACAGCGCCAAAACATCGGCACCATCATCTGATGATGTGGGGCAGCGGCATCGGATTCTATCGCTGCACGTTCATAGGCGTGTGGGTCGGTGATCGGTGGCAAGAGGCTTATGGTAATCGGGATGCTGATCCAACTCATTGGGCGCCAACACCAGAGCCACCGGATAACGCCGAGATAGTCGGGAAAAACCCATGACGCCGATCCAGAGAATCAAAGCCGAGCGCCAACGTCAGATCGATGTCGAGGGTTATGATGGAAAACATGATGATGCGCACGATAGCGGCGAACTGTTGCGAGCCGCTGTGCTATACTATCAGCACACGATGTTGCAGCTACGGATGGAGCCACCATTAAAATTGCGCGGCGACGGCGCACCGATCGGTTGGCCCTGGGAGGCGGAATGGTGGAAGCCAAAAAACCACATGCAAAATTTGGAACGCGCTGGCGCCCTCTGCTTGGCTGAAAAAGACCGTCTGCTGCGCTGCCGCGGCGGCTGGGTTGAGCACGTCAATCAAAAACTTCGCCTAATTTGCGCGGCCATCAAACAACTAGATGAAGCAGCGAGTAATCCCTGAACAGCAGGAAGAACTATGGCCTATACGGCACAAGAGATTATCGATCACCTTCGCTACTTTTGGCAAAAGGCCGAAGGTATCGACTACGGCCAAGAGCACGAGGTCATGAAAGCCGCCGCGGCCCAGATCGAATCCGACGCGAAGGTGATCACGGCGTTGAGGGAGACGCTTGAGGGATACGCATGTTATGGATTGGAGAAGTGCCCAGTTCCAAAGCTCAATGACGGTTCGTGCATTCACGCCGGTACGGGCCACTGCGGCGACGCGGCATTCCGCGCTATTGAGCAGACAGCGGGGGAAACAAATTAAATTCAGCGGCACCAAAGACCTTGAAATCGAACTGATGCCCGATAGCTCGGTGAGATTGACGATGCGCTATGCGACATCCTACGAGGCCACAATCGCATATGACGAGATTACCACTGCGGCAAGGACGGGCAAGCTCAAGATGAACCTCGAGCTGGGCGAAGTCTTGGAAGAAGAAGGCCCACGAATATAAGCGATATGTCGGGAAACAATGGAGAAACAGAATGGGAATTAACTTAATCGGCTTAGGCCGCGATGTCGCACCTAAGATAGACACGAAAGCACGGGAGCTAGCACGCCTTCGGGATGCTCTTGAAAAAATTGCCCACGTTACGGGAGAAGATGATCCTGCTATATCATGCTTATCCGGTTGCCACACACAAACGCTTGAGAGGTACTAGATGTTGATCGAACGCCGAGGCTTGTTGACCGGGATCGTCGCAACTCTTTGCGCGCCTTCAATTGTGCGCGCGGGATCATTGATGCGGATCGCTGGCGAGCGGTATCGAATTTGGGGGTTTTCGTGTCCTTTGCTGCCGCCAGCGGAGGCGGCCTACAACAATCCGGCTTTATGGGACAAATATCTCGGGCCAACTCGCCGCCTTCAATTCGGAACATGGACGTTTTTCGGCAAAACCGGGAACGTCTATACCGACGACGTGATTGACTTTGCGAAGCAGGAATATCCGGATGCGCTCCCGTGGCCTGCGCATCAGGCACAAGATGTAGGGCTGTGTGTCTAAACCGGATAAGCATGTGCTATATTATGGCCGTGGGCTCAAAAGATTGCGCTGGAAGCACTCGACTAACAAGAGATATGTCGAAATGGGCGATCATCGCTTTGAATTAAAGGCTGAATTTTCCATGCACGGGCATGAGAAGAAAATAAATTGGAATCTAAATTGGAGCGATAGTATCCCCGAGCGCTTGGCGGAATGGGTTGAACAACAGTATCAAGAAGCCATGAATTTCTGGTACGAAGCCGAATGGACCGCCGAAGATCATCGTAACGCCGAAATAGAGAGAACCGAACGGGCAGAGTTGGATCGCCTTAAAGCCAAATACGAACCGCCACACTAAACAAGAGTTAGCATGGTCATGAGCCAATATCTTTCGCTTTACGATGCCCAGACTGAAATCCTGCAGTGGCTTGAATCGAAAGGCCACGCGGTTGATTATGGTTCTGGCAAACCTCTCGATGATTGGCGGGTATGGCAGATGTGCAAAAGAAAGCGGCGGTTTCAGATGCGTCCAGAGGAAGATGAGCGTCGCCGCGTGTACGCCTGTCCGCATTGCGAGGGCTGGCATTTTACCCGGCGCCGATAGTAGACAAGTTAACACGCAGGAGCTTGGAATGAGCAATACTGACGGACAGCGCGATATCACCTTGGCGATGGAAGCAGAACTCGCGACAGTGTCTAAGACCACCGTGGCAGCAGCAGCCAAAGCGGCGGAAGATCAAGACATCGCCTATGTGATGACGCAGCAGATCAACTGCATCATCGATGCCAATGTGCGGCTTCGCGGCTCGCACCGCCTCGTCGGCGCCGATGTCCAGGCGTGGGTCAACATGGTGGATTATCTGACGCGGGAAAAGGAAGGACTTACCGCAAAGCGCCAGCGGCAGAACTAATCAGCTTTCTTATCAAGCCGCGCCTCGATCTCGCCAGTTGTCGGTCGGGTCTGTTCAAGCGTCTTAACCCGATCTTCGAGCCGGGTTGTCTCCCGCTGGTAATCACCTTTCAACTCATTCAATCGTTCTTTGGTGTTTTTGGCAAATTCCTCATGCTCGCGGATCGACAGACTCTTGCCGAGCATTTGGGAGGCAAGAGTGATTGCAGAGAGGATGACCGCGCCAAGTGCAATGTAGGTGGGGTCCATCAGCCATGCGGCAATTCAATCCGCCTCAACCGCTGCTCGTGGTCTTTCGTAATGTCTTTCAGGTCGGAATCAATCTGTGTCTCGGTCTTGATATGATCGTCGAGCTTGGTCGTCAGCACATTCAAATTGGTTATGGCCTGTTGCTGGGCATCGTTGATCTTGCTGATGGCGGTCCACTGCAATTGAATGCCGGTTTCGGATTTGGTTTTAACATCGACAAGCGTGCCCCAGGCCAAATAGATCGCGGCCGTGCCGGCGGCGCCGATGAGCGTGATGAGGATTCGGAATACCCAAGCGGTTGCCCGTTCCTTGGTCTCGACGAATTCCTGTAGCGTCATGCCGATCCTGCTCATTTCGCGCCCGCCAATACTAACGTCTTCGAAGTTTCGTGCTACTCATCCACAAGTCCCGGTACGAAAGTATGGGGCCGCATTGGCGCGCGCCCCATACCGACTGACTGACGCTACTCCCTCGACGTTACAGGCCGAATTCGTAACTCAACCGCGTCCAATACTGCGTGCCGAGGTTGGCGCCCGCACTGAGTGTGAGCGGAGCGCCGTTTGTCGCGAAGGCGTTACCCATGGTGAAACCCTTGACCGGGAATGCAACGCCGGCAGAAGCATCGATCGCGCCGCCGTTCGGCTTGCCATCGGTGCCGAGCGTAGGCCAAATGAAGCCGCCAGTAATCATCGGGTAAGCGCCAACGGTCGTGCCGTTCGCGTTACCGAAGCTGCCACTGATTCCGGCTTCTTTGAGGCCAACGCCGACGTATTGCCGTGGTGCTCCGACAGGAACGGTCGGGGGAATCGGCGTGAAGGTCGGAAAGTTCGTCACCGGCAACGTCGGGAGGGCCGCATAAATCTTTTGCAGCCATTCAAAGCCGATGTCGAATTCCTGCGTCGCGGCCCATCGACTTGCGATTGCTGCGCTGGCTGCGCTTGTCGTGGCAGTTGCCTGCACCGTATTGGTGCCAGTGATATTCGACCATTCGCCGGTCAATTTGCCTCTGCACCATCCGATAGCGCAGTGGCCGACATAACCGACTTCGCCGCCGACCGCGCCACCCGTCGCCGTGAGATTGCCGCTTGCGAGACTCGTGGCAAAGACATTGGTGCCGCTGACACTCGACTGCGCGACATCAGCCTCGGTGAGGATACCGACAAACCAGCTGGAACCGGCCGCGGTAGCTGCCGGTGCCTTCAATGGCAAGTCTGCCGCCAGAGCCGGTACTGCCAGCGCGGTAAGCGCCATGGTAAGCAGTAGCAATTTGCGCATGGAAACCTCCTGTTGAGTTACGTGGTCAACCATACGCTTTTAGTTGTGTCTTTGGTGCAACACAGTTTGGAAATCAGCGACCGATCGCGCCTCCCGGCTGCGTGCCAGGGGAGTTTGCTGGAGCGCCAATGACCTTGCCGGTGCGATTGTTTACTACACTCCACACTGCGGCGCCCACCGCAACTATGGCGGCGGTAATGTCACCGACATCGCTCTGGGTAATCCATCCCTTTGCGACCGCATAGGCGAGAGCCGGCGGAATGATAGCACGCAGAATTCCAGTGATTTGATCGTAGTTCATGTCACTTCCCCTGATTGACTGGTTTGAAGTTTACGATGCCACCCCACCAAAAATGACAACACAGAAAGCCGGTCAAAAACCCGGCAATCCATGGAAATGGCGGAAACGCGGCCGTGATGTTCCAGACAAAACGCGACAGCGTGGATGTTCCGTCATAGAGCGAATAGCCTTCCATCACCGAGAAGCTGATGACGATCAGCAATAGCCACACCGCCCATTTGATGCTGCCTTTCATCATCATACCGTCTCCCTCGTGAAGGTTACTGTCGGATCAAGTTTTGCAATCATCCACAAAAGCGGCGCACAGCCAGGTTGCGGGTCCATGACGGTCGATGACCAGACATGATCGCGAATCCATTTGCCGGGTTGCTGAATGTTCGTGCAGCCCCAAATGTACGACGATGGATGGCCCCACGCTTCCGAGCCGACGCCATTGAACAGCAGCATATAGTAGAGCTGCTTCTCGAGCCGCCAATCGCTGATGCTGCCCCAGCCCTCGACATTGATAGCATCCACACCACCGTCAATGAAAGCATTTGGGCCAATGAAAGGACCGCGCCCCACGGGCACTTCCGTGGTTCTGAGCGTCAGCGTTTGGCCGTTGCCTAAATAGGTTTTGAAATTCGCATCGCTCTCGCGGCGATGAATGCAAGCGAGCATTTGCCATGGCACACGGGTCTTGGATTCGAGTACCTGATATGTGACTTTGTTGTTGATCGCAAACTGCGCCTCCTCCGTGAATGCCTGCACGCGGCCGGCATTGATGGTCATTGCGTCCCACCATTTCGCATAGCGCGGCCAGATGTCGGAGTAGCGCATTAGTTGATCCCATAAACGAGAATTGAGCCGGACGTGATATTGCCGCTGTCCATAAGAACCTGGAAGCCATCAACGACGCCTGCGGTGTTCCAGTAGCCCGACATTTGCCCGGTAAAAGGAGGCGCGGAGCCCGACACATAATTCGCAAATCCACCGATCATGCAAATTGCATTGGCGGACGGATTAGTAATCGTGATCCAACCGCTCATACCGGGAGCCGAGTTGGCCAGTGAAAATCCATTTGCATCGAGCGGGTAACTTAATGGAATATAGCCTGTCGGGCCGACAGAACTCCCGCTTGATGAATTGATCCAACCGCCAAAGCTGCTGAGATAACCGCTCGATTTGTAAGCACCGCCGGAATGGATTTGCAGTTCTAGGATTTTTTCATTCGTTGCCGGAACGATGGCCTGAAATACCAGCAGATAGGACGTGTAGGTATTGTTGATCGGGCAAGTGCCGGATGTCGGCGAGGCATTGTTGATCGATGTCGAATTGCTCGCGGTGATCGTGCATAGGTAGGTCATCGCGCCGGTGCCGTTGGCACTCGCCCACGTTCCATCACCGCGCCAGAAGGTTCCTGCGCTGGCGCTGGTGCCGGAATTGAGATTGCTGACCGGAAGATTGCCGGTGACGCCGGTGCTGAGCGGCAAGCCGGTGGCATTTGTCAAGACTGCCGCGGATGGCGTGCCAAGCGCCGGCGTCGTCAATGTCGGCGACCCGCTGAAAACAAGCGAACCCGATCCGGTTGTGCTTTCCGCCGCCGCTGCGCGGAAGATGCGCCATGCCGCGCCGTCGTAGCCGATGAGCAAATCGAGTGCGCCGCCGCCGCCGGTAACCGTCGTATTCGGCAGCTTGCACGCGCCATCCCCGCAATTCGCCGCGAGGCCGTCGATGATGTGGGAGATTTGGCCGGCGGTCGGGGAGGCGGGGAGGCCGGCGTAGGTGTGGGCGGTGATGATCGGATCAGTGATCGTCGGCGCTTGCTTGCCAACAAGAATGCCGGTGCCGCTTATACCTTCGCCGTCGCTGTCTTGATAGCCAAGAGAAAAATTACATCCGCCGCTTCCCGGAAATATGCTGGCGCACGCCGTGGCGTTCGGCAAATTAAGAAAGCCGGGGCCTTGACCGTTGAATTGCGAGCCGGTGCCTGTACCTGAAACGATCCATCCCGTGACATCAACGCTGGAATCAACCGCCTGTGCAAAGTTGCCCGACCAAGAGACCGAACTGCCGATTGTTGTAGTGCCGCCTGCCGCTAGATTGGCTCCGGCACTCAGGTTCCAATGATTGATGAAAGTAGTATTAGATAAAAGCGTTTCATTGGTGGCATTGACCGTAACGCCTTTGCCGGTTGCGGAAACATGGGAGCCTGAATTTCCCCAAGCGCCCCAGACGATTCCGCCATAATCGCAGATGGCTATCTGTCGGCATTGAATGCCTGGCCCGGCGCCATTGACAGCAGTGATCTCCAAATTGTTGACGCCGGCTTGGCCGCCGTCTTGGAGCAAAATACCCGTCGCGCCGCTTGGCACTTGGAGCACGACGTTCGACGGCGTGATAGAATTACCGTTGATCGAGAGAAGCTGGCCTGAGCTGCCGCCGCTATTTCCTTGATATGTGCACAGCGCGCCAGCAGTCGCGGTTGCGTAAGAACCACCCGACCCGTCGAGAAGCTGAATCGGTCCCGCCGCTCCTAAGAATGTCGCAATCTGTTTTACAAACGAACACGCCGTCGCCAGCGTGCAGGCATTCCCCGAACTGAGACAATTGCCGCTGCCGGTTGCGCTCGGCGCGGCGTAGAGCGGGAGACCGCCGACGGGCGCAACTGCGCCCCACACCGCAACGTCTTTTAGGAGCGATCCGGTGGAGTTATTCCAAATTGCTACATCGCCGATTGTGGATGAGGACGGCCCGACGATATTGCCAGTCCCAGGCCCGGCAGGAAGGCATGTTGGCGTCAATCCATTCGCACCGAGATTAAGAAACGCCCCAGCACAAGCACTCGGCTGCGGCAGTGGTCCCATCGTGTTGCCGGGTTGCGAAAACAGCCCGCGCCCGGTCAGGTCGTTGGTCTTGTCCCAAAGCTCACGCTCGACCGTGGTGGTTTCGGTCATGCGCTGGTTGAGATCGCGCGCCGCAACGCCGCGGCCTTCAGTGAATTGCGTCAACTGCCGCGGCCGTTCGGCGCCGACGATCTGCACTGTGCCGGTCTGGACCGCGTTGAACGTCAGCACCGCATTGGTGATCGGCCGCGGGATGGTCGACAGCGGGCCGGTGGTTGAAGACAGCGACCAGCCGAAATTTGGGTCGGTCGAGAGATAGCGGACGCCGTTCACCCAAACTTGCAGCCACGCATCGATGTCCGACCCACTGGCAAACAACGCCATATTCACAGCACAACTACAATTATTAGCGCTCAAACTATATGACGTTCGTCGCTCAGCATCAGGTAGCGCCGGCACAGCAGGAGGCGCCTGAGCAGCAGCAATACGCAGGCTCAACAACAGAAGTAAAATGATTGCCATTGCTCGGCGCATTTTACACTCCAAAGCTCAGTGCCCAAACCGGAGTCATGGGAGTTACGCGCGAGCGGCGGTTATTTGCTTGTTCTTTCGCTGTTGCCCAACGACAATTTTCGGGCGAATAATCGCCGTTGACATTAATGCGATCAAGGCTGTGCTTGGAGGATGGCCTGCGACCCATATCATCGAGAAAGTTTTGATAATCTTGGCGCCATCGCACACAAATAGCGATGCCGCGTCCGCCATATCTCGAATAGCATTTATTGTTTCGATTATAACAGCGACTTCTCATGGCGGCCCATGCTTTATACTCAGGGGTAGCATCTGTTTCGCCATGAGTTCTTGATCTATGACCGAGCGTTGCCAAGTTTTCTCGACTAAGGCACCCACAACTTCGGGTATTTCCAGTGCGCAGCAATGAACCAAAAACATCGGATTCGCCGCCGCAATCACATTTGCAGCGCCAGCGACCCTTTCGCTCATATCTCTGATAACTTGACGAACGGCCGATCACGACCAGGCGACCGAATCTGGCGCCTAGCTCGATGTTGTATTTGCTGACCGTCCACGTTCGCTTTGGCCTCATGCGGCGGAACGCTAGGCGCGGCTGCCCGCCACGGCAACGCACGGTCCCGTGCTATCTCCCGGTCCATAAGGCTGCGGCAGCGGCGCAGGCCCATTATTGGGCCTGTAATTGGAGTGTCCTGGCGTCCTCAAGCCGCTGGCGCTGCTCCGGCGTGGCATAGACGTAGAAATCCTTGAGTGTCCGGCCGCCAAGGCGGGTAGCCGGGTTGAGCGTGGTGCGCACGTAGAAATCCTGTAGCCCGCGGGGAATGCCCAGCGATTGCATCGCAGCGCGGGCGCCCATGACATCGCCACGTTGGATTTGCTTGCGGATGTCCGGCATGGCCGAATAGACGGCAAAATCGTGCTTCTCGCGGGCGGCGTAGAGCTCGCCGACAGCCGGGCCGCCCGGCGCGCCCTTGGAGAATGTCACACCGGCGATCGGCCCGAACGCCTGTAGAGCCGAAATCTTTGCATCGTTCTGGCCGGTCACGAGATCGGATAGCGCGCTCATCTGGCCTTCCGGGATTTGCGATTCGGCTAGGTGGGCGGCGATCAGGCCAATGTTCTTAAGATACTTCGCCGGCGTGTCAGCGTTCGGGTCATAGACCTTGCGGCCGAAGCCTTGGTCGTTGGCCATGATTTGCCACGCCGGTCGAACGACCGTGCCGAGCTTCTTGCGGATCATGTCGAGCGGGCCGGTCAGATAGCCGGAGAATTCCTCGCCGATCTTGCCGGTCGGCAGCCGCGCATAGATCGCCGTGCCATCCTTGGCCGTTCCGATCTTGATGCGATTTTCCTTGCCCGGTTCGTTCGGCGCCGTCGACGACAGCGATTGCAGCAAATCGAACGGCTGCAATAGCGCCATCGGATGCTCACGCGCATTCTTGAGCATGTCGACGAAGCGATTGGCGTAACCGTGCATTTCATCGTCGAGAGAGTTGTCGCCGGCCAGTACGTTCATGCCGCTTTGCAACATCGAATTGCCGACATACATCATGCCGATGTCGGTCAGGATCACGGCAATGGCGCGGCGCTTGGCGATGCTCTTGATATAGCCTGCCGTGTTCGGCTCCATGTTGCCGACATCGCGGCTGATCTGCGCCAGAACATCGCGCGGCAGTCCGGTCAGCGCATCTTTCATGGCACCGATATTGCCCAGCGTGAATGAGCGCGAGAAGAACAGGAAATTGGCGATCTTGCGCGCGTTGTCCGACATAGCCTCTTGCGGCAGTGCGCCGGCATAGCGATTGGCCCAATGCGCTGCGGCGCGAGCGGCGGTCTGATTGTCGACGCCCTTGGCGGTGAGCTCGTCCTTGAAATTGGTATAAAGACCCATCTGCAAATCGCCGATGCGGTCCCAGAGCAGCGTATTGTGCCAGAAGTCGCCGGCCTTATCGACCGCCGCCTTGACGGACGCTTCCGCATCCTTGTCGAACAGGCCCGGCACGAAGCCGAGAACCTTGGCCGTCCAGGATCGGCCCGGTTGCAGGTTTGGTTCCTCCATGATCGAGGAAATATCCTGATTGAAGAACCGATGACCGATCGGCACGAGGCCGCTGTCGATGGCTTCGCGCATAACCGACAGATTATTCTTGGCGCGATTGCCATCAAAATAGACCTTGAATGTCGCCACCTTGCCCGGCATCGCCGGCATGGCACGGCCCCATTCCACCGCATTGTGGATCAAAGGCGAGTTCATGATGAGGCTCATGGTCTTGCCCTTGATGTCCATCGCGCCGCGGTAAAGCGCGCCCGCGCGTTGGTTGAGGACGGCGCGCAACGGCCCCTCGAAATCGCCGCGGACATAGATCGGTACTTGCTGGAATATCGTATTGCCGTCCGCGTCTTTGACCGCCGTGGTTTTGCCGTCGACCGTCTCGAATTTCGGCCGCCAAGTGCGGAACGCCGGATGATCGATGGTGAACCATTCTTTGTCTGGCTTAAAACCTTCGGCCACGGTTTCATCGCGGGTACGCTTGCCAGCCTCCTTGATACTGTTGATGAGCGTGCGACCGGCGATGGCGTCCTCGAGCTTTGCTGTAGCCAGCGGCAGCGTGCGGATGTCGCGCGCAATCGTCGCTTCTTGGCCGAGCGATGCCTTAGCCGCCGTTTCGGTTTCCTCGGCAGTGAGATACTTGCGCCGCTTCATCGCACCGGTCGTGACGCGCAGATTGGTGCCGAACGAATTGAGCGCCAGCGAGCCTTTACCCTCGGTCTCGCGCACGGCATTGATGACCATGCGCGGCGTATAGGCCGGCAAGCCTTCACCCTCCACCATGCCGAGATCGCGTGCGCGCAGCCACGCCGTCTGCGCGCGGTTCTGCAAACTCTCGACCGCCTGTCGCTCGGCCGGCTCCAATGTCACCAAGCCCTGATTTTCAAGCGCGAGCTGCATCTGCTCGGGCTTCTCGGCAAATTCCTGCCGCACTACGCTTTCCTCGTCGGCCGCCTCCCACATGCGCTGGCGCTGTTCGGGATTGAACCGTTTGGCAATGTCGTCGTCGATCCGCGACCATTCCCAGCGATTGCGCCGCATCGAATTGGCAAAATCCTTGGCGATGGCCATGCTGTCCTGCGTGCCGGTCGCCATCGGCGTTAGCAACATTTGCGTGTCGCGGCCGATGTCATAGAGCTTGTCGAGCGCGGCCTGCGCCGACGTGGCGAGACTGCCGGCTGGTGGTGCCGGCTGTACGGCAAGCGGCGGCATGTCTTTGGTTACTTCGGCGCCGACCGCGCGCAACGGCTGGCCATTCTCATCCGCCGGCGAGGTCAAATCCTGCTTGAGAAACGCATCGGATTGCGCGTCGGCTGCAGCTTCCGCCGGATGAATGCCGCGATCCTGCCAGAGCTGGCGCAGATTGGATTCGGCCACGGCCGGCGCGGTCGGCGCGACGGTCTGGGCCGCTACTTTGAAATCTGCATCGGCCGGCAGCGTGCCGACTTTCTGTGGTACTGCTTCGCCAGTTCGACTTAATTTCGCGCGGCTGAATTGGCCCATGCCGCCTTGGATAGACATGAAATTGCCGAAGTTGATGGCCTCGTTCTTGGCCTTTTCCTCATCGCCGCCGAGCTCGTTGATGAGCGCGCCGAAACCGCCGGATGCACCATAGAGAACCGAGTTGACGCCGCGCATGGTCATGTCGATGGCGGCCGATGCCGGCGGGATCACGCCTTCGGCAAATATCCGCATCCGCGGCGGCAGGATGTTGTGGAATACGCCATGTTCCATGAGTTGCGTAATGTCGGGATTGGAAATGCCGAGTTGGCCTTCGCCGAATCCCTCCTTGGCGCTGTCCTTGGCCGCATTGAAGATATGCGACAGCGCGGCGCCGGAAGCCACGCGCGAGAGAAACGATTGCGGCACGTCCTGCCGGTCGGCAACCGGCTCGAACGATGACCACGGATCGGCAGCGGGCGCCGGAGACGCGGCAGTAGGACCGGCCGGTTGCGGGCTGAACGCACTCCACTGATCTACTGGCTGATCGGCAGGTTCGGCCATGGCACCGTTCCAATGCGGCCATCCGGCAACCGGATGCGTGTGCCGGGTTGATAAGCTTTCATGGCCTGGTCCGGCGTCATGTCGGCCGGGATTTGCACGTATCCCGCCGCCGTTCCCGGCACCGCCGTATCGTGTAATTTATCTCGCAGCGATTTGTTGTACTTGGCCATATTATCCGGTTTGCCAAAAAACATCGGCGAGCGCGGATCGTAAATCTCGCTGGGGTCTTTGCCGGCAGCGCGCAGCGCATCCTCTTGCCGCATCGCATCTTTTTCGGCGAGATAGAATTGCATTTGGCCGGTTGCCGATGGCACGCCGGTCAATTCGATGCTCGGATCGATGGACGTGGCGTAGCGCTTGAAAAACTCGCGGCGATTGTCGAGCAGCGTCTCGCCTTTCGGTGTCATCGTCTCGGTCAGTGTCTTTTCCAGGAATTGCTCGTCGACCCGGCGCAGTTTTGGTTGTGAGCCATCCGAAGGCGCGTAGGCATCGCGGATCGGTCCCATGTCGCTGATCTTGCGCGGGTCGCCTTCCGGCAGATGAATGCGATGAAACAGATCGGCGGTCGCTGCATCCGACACATGCGCGGCCGGCTCGTCAGCACCTTCGCGATTGAGCCACGCCAGCATTCGCATCTTGGATTCCGGCGAGATATTCGGATTGGTCTTTATATCGTAATCGGTGATGGTCGGCTGTCCGCTGGCGCTGTCCTTGATGACCGCGTTTTCGAATGTGTTGTCCGTCGCCTTCTGTTGCTGGGTCGCGATATTGGTCGCGCGAGTTTGCGCTTCCTGATAATCCTTGATCGCTTTCACGCCGGCGTCGTAATTCATGATCCGCTGGCGCGGCGGCACCGATTGATCGTCACGCATTCTCTGCGCCACGGCCAAGGCTTGCGAGAGATTCTGACCGGGTGTCGGAGCGCCGAGATTTTGGATTTCAGCAACCGACGGCATGTTACCGCTGGCCCAATCCTGGATTGAGCGGCCGGTGATCGACTTCACATAATTACGGGTTTCGGCCGGTAGAGCGTTGGGATTGCCACCGGACGCCATCCATGCCGCGACATGGCCTTCGCCCCAATTGTACGCCGCTAGCGCCAGCCCGGTATTGCCGCCGAACTTCTGTTCCAGATCGGCCATGTAATGTGCAGCACCTTCGATGGACGATGCCGGATCGCGCGGATTGACGCCGTAGCGCGCGGCTGTCTCGGGCATGAATTGCGCAATGCCGGTTGCACCTTTCGGGCTTTCCGCCGCTGGATTGAACCCGGATTCCTGATTGAGCTGGCGCGCGAATAGGATCGGATTGAGCTTGTATTTCTGCGCTGCCGCGTCCGTCATGCCTTGGTATGGCGATTGGCCTTTGAGAACCTGATTGACCTGATAGGTCGCACCGGCGGCGCTAATCTTCTCGTTCAATTCGCGCGTTTTCAGATCGGCGACTTCCGGTGCTTCCGCAAGCACCGGATTATTCACCCGTTCGTACATCAGTTGATGGATTTCAGCGGCGAGTGCCTTGGCCTGTGCCGTCCCCGCGCCACCGGTCGAGATCAGATCGGTCAAATCCTGCGTCTTGGATTCGATGGCCGCCTGCGTGCCTTTGTCGAAACTTTCCCTGATCCGCGTCTGTTGTTCGTTGAGCAGCGCGCGATAAGTGAACGTGGTCGAGGAATCGATGGCGCGGCCGACTGCATTGGCAACTTCCGGCCCGGCAACATCGTTGTAATTCTGGACCGTTTTCTCCTTGTAGGCGTTTGCGGCCTGCTGATAACCGTTCGGGTCGTTCTGAAATTTCTGTCGCAGCGCAATATCGTCACGCTTGACTTGGCCCTCGCCTTCGGCAAGCGCCGAGACTTTTGCCGCTCGCGCGAACGCCACGCCCGCCTGCCCTACAAACGGCTCGTATTGCATCTGCAGACTGCCGTCCGGTCCTCGTGTGACGGCTTGCGCGCCGGCGCGTTCGGCCAACGGGACGGCAACCTGTTCCAAGCCCTCGCCAATCTTGTCAAGACCCCGGCCCAATTCCTGATATGGCTGCGCGACCTCGCCCGCGCTGATCCGCGAAACCGGCGCCTCGCTGGTCTCGACGGGCGCCACGCCAGGCTCGATCCCGGTCTGCGTCTGCTTAAGGAATGGCAGGACTTCGGCCATCAGGCAGCCACCTGACCGCTCTTGCCGACCGCGCCAATACCTTGCAGGCCCGGCAATCCGGCAATTGCGCCGCCGCCGGCGCCAATCACATCTCCGGCGATGGACAGATCGCCGGACAGCAACGCGCGGCTAGCCGATGAGCGCATGTAAGCCGCGTCGGCCTCGTCCTGCGCCGCCTGATCCATGATCGACGAGACTTTCGTGGTTTTTTGCTCGGTGCCCGTATATTCGGCATAATCGCGCACCGCCGCGCCGGTGGGCGAGGTCGGGTCGGATCGTGCAGCCGCGCGAACCGCATCGATGTTGCCGAGTGTGATCGACAGATTGCGCGTCATCTGCGCATTGGTCTGCGTGGCTTTCAGGTCGCCGTATTGCGCAGCGCGGTCCAATTCCTCGGCTTTGAACTTGTCGGCCGCCGCCGTGCCGCGCGACGATTCATAGTCGTTGGCGGCCTTGAGACCGACCGCGGCGATCGACAGAGCTGGTCCGGCGGCTTGCATTATATGGTCGCCTCAAGGCCGATCTCGTGTACGATGACAGAACCCGGCGTGTCTTTGATTATAGCCATTCTTGGGTCGTATGCACGGCCTAAAGGCCGCCATCGCTGTGCTTCCTCGCGCAATGGCGGCGGCTGGGTCGGATCGTCACCCTGATTCCAGGTATCGACACGGCGGAAGTTCATCACCGTGCCGAGCGCGGGCGAGGTCGGCGTGAGCGGGCCGGAGAACAGCCGCGCCATCTGAAAGCCGGTCGAGTTGGACACATAGATCGCCATGCGCGACACGCGCCGTTTTAACATGCGTTGATGCACACTTTGTCCCGGCTGGGCATCGGCCACGAACGGTTCAAGCGTCGCATTCCAAGGCTGCCCGGCGACAAGCTGGGTCGAAGCCAGATTTTCGCCGTCGATATTCTGCGGAATGATGTTGCCGTTGGCATCGGCCGTGTACGTGCCCATAAACCGCGTGCCGAGATCGATCAGGGTGAATGTGCTATTCGGCCCCGGAAACACGTATAGCGGTCCTTTGCCGCCCGGCGGGGTGAACGGTGCCGGCAGATTGTTGACCGATATGGCACCGTCAAGATACTGCGTGGCGTCGAGCCGCTCGACCACCGTAACGGGCGTAACGCCGTTCGGCGCGTAGCTGGTCGTGAACACCACGTCGCCGCCCTGCGCCGACACCCATTGATCGGTTTTGGTCGGCCCGTGCCCGAGCCACGGCAGCCAGCCGATCTTGGGCTTGCCTTCCGGCCCCACCTCGAGCAGCCCTTGGCGAACGGCGTAGCGGCCGACGATACAATCGCCGCTGGCGAGCAGGATGAAGGCGTACAATTCCTCGAACTGGCTTGGCGCGCTTTGAATGGCGATGGCGATGGCCGGCGACGCCGTGAACAGATGCGAGTGATACTCCGACACGTTGTCGACGATGTGCGGCCGATAATAGGCGCCCGGTGTCTGCACCGCGGCGACCTGTGTGCCACCGGCTTTCATGTAAAGGATCGACTGCCCGGCCGGCTGCGGTCGCACGTTCGGCATACAACCTTCGCTACTGAGCAGATTGAACTGCACCGAGCCCGGCACAAGCGGGTTGGCAACCGTGATCGGAATGTAGAAGATTCCCTTGTTGGCAAAGACGAATTCCGACGATTCCATACCGGGAACGACAAACAGGATTTGCACCTTTGTCGGCGCGAGCTCGAAGATCGCATTATCCGGCAATGCCGCCACATAGAAATCGAGCGGCAGCCCGCTAGCCGACCATGCCACGCCGGACGGCACGGACGGAATATTGCACAGTCCAAGCCGGCCTTGGTCGTAGAACACGGAGGTCGGATAGCCGCGAAACAAGTTCATCACTTCATCGTCCCAGATCGCGACCGGCTGTGGCGCGATGGTGGATACGCCGCTTATGGTTGCCGTACCGCCCGGCCCGGCAATCGTCTCGGCGCCGAACGTCAAGGCAATTCCGGCACTCGATTGCAATATCTGCACTTCGAGGCCGGCCGCGGTGACGCTGTTGGCCGTGCCGGTCGCGCCCGACGTGTTGTCCGTAATGACCTCGCCGGCCTGGAATGCCGTGCTGGTATCGAGACTGACCACGATGGTCGGCAGCAATCCGCCGCCGGAAAACCCGACCACAATGCCGGTCGCGCCCGACGTGCCGCCAGTGACGGCATCGCCCAAACTGAATGTGCCGGTCACAGACGTAAGCGGGATGGTTTGCTGGCCGACCGTGCTGGTCACAATGCCGGTCGCGCCGGTCGAGGCACCGATAATCTCATCGCCGACATTAAAAGCACCGATGGTGCCGGACAGCGCCAACGACTGCCCTGGCGGCAGCGATTCGATGACGGTCGCCGTTGCACTGTGGCCGTTGGCAACGGCGGTGATGAGCAATTGCCGGCCGCAGAACCGCATCCGCGTCCCAACCATGCCGGCGACAAACACGTTGGCCGACAAAGTGAGCGTCACGCTGCCGACCGTTGCGCTCGGCTGCATGGTGATGTTCTGCGGCGATATGCGGTAGAACAGCGTGCGCTTCTGACCGCCGGTCGTGATTGTCTCGGCGTAAGTGGTCAGCGTCCATGTGCTTGTCTGCGAAACGCCGTCCCAGGTCAGGACTTGCGGCACGTTGAGCGGAGCGCCGTCGCCGTAGAAAATGTAGATCGCGAGTTGCGAGCCGGCCGCCACGACAAAACTCACATTCTTTGCGGTCGCCGAGGTCCATGGAATATTGGTCGCGCCGTCGCCCTTTTTGGTCGAATTGAAAACCTGCGTTCCTGCGGCATTACGAATGCGCAGATAGCCGTTGCCGAATATCAAGTAAAAAACATTACCCGGCGACATCAACACTTCTTCGCAGCGGCCGGTCTCGGGAAACAGCACCGTACGGCCGGGACGATTGGTTGCCGCGCCGGAACTGAGAATGCGCCAGTTGGAAGCCTGCCGCGTACCGATTTTCATGAGCGGGTTTTCGTCGGCCCGCTTCATGGATTCGTCTAGCTCGCCGCCGGAAAAGTCGCGCTGGGCGCCAAGAATTTTAGGAACTGCCATAAGTTACGCTCCTGTGCGCAGCTCATAAATTCTTGCCACGGCCCGAGCCACCCCAGCATCGCCAGAACGACCCAATACGCTGTTCAGTCCAATTCTGGGTCAATGCGTTCCAATTCTGCGTTGGTAATATATTTTCTCATCCGGGCGGCCCGCCGTTGCCATTCCAGCCGCCAATGCCGATCGGCGGCCACGGCCGGCGGATACGCCGCGACGCGCCCATGCGCGAATTCCAGAATTGCCGTTTGGGCTTTTGCTGATCGTATCGCGTGCGCGCCATTTGCAGCATGTGCTCGCCAGCCATCCACATTTTGTCGCCTTCGGCCGTATCCTCGTGCAGCCCGCGGTAAATGCCGGCCATGACGAATGATTGCAGCGCCAGGATCAGCGTCGGCGTGCCATTGGTGGAATCGGTCAGCGGCCCGGAGTTGGACAGGTATTTGAGCGTGATCGTGGCCGGCGTGACGGTACCGGCCGGAGGCGGCGGCGGCCCACCTTGCGCATTGCAGACGATGATCGGGCCGTTCGGCGTGCCCATGATGTCGTAGAGCGTCAACTGCGATTGCGTCTGGGTGACCGGATCGGACGTGTCCTGATTGATCTTGAGCCAGATAATATGCACACAATCGGCCGGGATCGGATAGGCGGTGTCCCAATCGGTGTCCTGCGGCGGCGTCGGCGATGGCTGTAGCGTTATGACCTGCGTGGCATAGCCCCAGCCGTGGCTTTCCATCGCGTAGCCGAGGCCGCGGTCATAGGCTGGCGAGCAGACGTTCCATTCGTCCGATCCGTCATCCGCGACATTAACGACGTTGTCCCCGGTAGAAACCAGGGCGCTATTGATGACGGTAAGTTTATCAATCGGCCAAGGAAAGCTCATGTTGCACCGTGTTGCGGCCTATGCCTTGGCGCAACGCACGCCCGCTCAGAAATTCCATCCATTCGTCGCGCTGCGCATATTGGCGAGCATGGCTTGATAGGATGAGTTGAGATCGGCGGCCCAGAGTCCAGATTCGCAAACAAATCCAGCCAGGACCGCAGCCGTTCCAACACCCATGAAGAAGATATTCGAGCTAAGCGCAGTCGTGCCATTCGATAACGTTGAGGTGTTCGCGCTGCTATCGACCGCAAAGAGCGGTGCCGTACCGCTCGCTACATCCAAGAGCGCGTGAAAGGTGTTGTCGTTTGCCGTCAGCGCCGCGGATGTTCCGTTATTCACATTGATAGTATTCGCGGAAACAGACCAATTCATCCCGCCTGCACCAGCCGTCCCGTTGCGCATAATCCGTTGCAGGGTCGTAAAGCTGCCTGTGCGCTCGACGACGGAAATCAGCGAATAGGGCGCAGCCTGCGAAATCGTCCCTGCGCTTTCAAGATTCATCGCGGCGGTATTTGTTCCGGCCGCGCACGGCAATCCGTTTTGCGCATTGAACGTCAGCGCCGGCATGTTGGCGAGCGTCGCCTGGACGACATGATTGCCGTTGCCGGTTTGGTCGTAGAGTTTGGTGATGCTGCATCCGGCGTGCGTCACCGTGCAGAACGTCATTACGCTGACGGTCGGTGCCCCGGTCGGGCAAACGACGGCTGTTAGATTGGCAAAGCCGTTCGTACCGACGTTGAGTGTGCAAGTTGCCAGTCCTGTCGTGGTGTCCACAAGATCGGCGAGAGGACTTTGCGCTGCGGCATAAGCGGCATTGTATGCGCGCCCGGCGCTGTAGAATGCAATGGCACCGCTGGCAATGTCGCCGGGGCCTTGGTAGCCGGCAGCCGCGCCGGCATCGCCGCCGCTGACGCCCATGAGCGTAAGATTATCCGCCGCGGCAAAGGTCGAAAAGGCCGCGAAGATGAGTGCGATCAGGCTGCGTCTCACGGCGCCACGTAGCCCTGCGCGTTGCAATAGATCGTCGAGATCGAACCGCTTGCCGTGAAGGTCAACGCCGTCTGTGCGGCAACGAGCAGCGGACTAGTGAATACCATATTGTTGCCGCCACCGCCGCCGCTGTTGGCGAGACCAATGACGGTCGAGGCCGCGTCGTTCAGAGTGACATAAACGGCCGATGTGCCAGCATCGGTGCGAAAACATTGCGTGCCGGTGACATAAAGCCGACCCGTATTGGGCGCCTTGATGATCGTGGTGGCGCCGGTGCCGGTTGCGCTGCCGCTGCCGCTGACAACATTGCCGTTCGGATTCGGCGGGGTATTCACAGTAACGGGTATCGACAGTGCGCTGGGCGAGCCGCACGGCACATAGGCCCCGACATTGCTGGGGCACATGATGACCACGCCGGACGTGGAAACGCCCGGCCATTGCGTCGGGAATCTGGGATCGGCACGCGCCGATCCCGCCGCCAGAGCGGCTACCGCAGCAACGGCGAGACATACCCAGCGCATGAGCGGCCTTTAGGGTGAAGTGTAGTAATAAACCTTGATGCCGAAGGCCAGATCGGTCTTGGCGGTGGGTGACGTGATGGTGACGTTCGTGCCCGGAGCTGCCGATCGGAGCGGCGAGGCGCCGAAGTTCACATCGCGGAATACGACCGCGTCGGCGGTCGCGGCGATGGAAAAGCCCCATTGCGGCGATGCGGTCGCGCCGGAGCCAAGCCCGCTCGACGTGAAGGCGCAGTTGACGCAGGCCGTCGACGTGCCGTCCTGGATGGCCTCAAGCTCGATGCGCGTGATGTAAGCGTACTGCCCGGCCGGCGGCGTGACGGTAGCGACGGCCTGCGTGTTGACCGTGTTGTAATTGGTCGAGACCGCCGTCGACGTAAGGGCGTCGAGCCGCGTGCCGATCTGCTGCACGGTCGGAGCCGTGTTCTGTTGCGCGAGCACGGCGCCGCTCAATCCCAGCGACAAGGCAAGAGCGAGAAAGAGCTGGCGCATCGGTCTCTCCAAAATCACGCCGCATTGGCGCGGCGCTCAGGTGACCTCGTCTCCGAGGCGGGAGGTTCGCTTAGAAGAAGCTGTACAGAATAGTGACCACGATCGACGCGCCATCGGTCCAGTTGGTATGCGCGTTGACATAGATGAGCTTGGCGACCGGACCCGTCGTGGCGCCCGAAACCGGGAATGCGGCGGCGAGGATGTCGGCCGGCGGGACGCAAGAAACTGCATTGGCGGCGACCGCGAAAGCCGAGACAATGGTTGCATCGGACGATCCCGCAATACCGATGTCGACGCCGCCGGTGACGGCGTTGCCGGTCGTTTCCTGGATGCAGATGCTTTGGATGACCGCGCCGGCCGGCAGCGGCATTGCGTTGGATGCGGTCGCCTGCGCCGTATAGGGGCCGCCAAAAACGGTGAACAGATTTGGCCCCTGCACATAGCCTTGGGTCTGGAAAAAGCCGACATCGGCCGACTTGAACAGTGCGCAGCCCTGCGAATTGAGATTATAGGCCGGTTGCGTCGCGGCGGTCGAGGACGTGTTGACAACACGGCGCGGGCCGGGTGCGGCATTGCCGGGCGGCGGCGCGCAAAGAACCTGCTGCTGCACCGCGACCGAGGCGGTGGCGTTGGCCGGAGCGGAAAGCGCGGCGAGGGCAATACCGGCGGCGAATAGGAGTGCAATGCGCTTCATCATGCTACGGCCCTCTGCTGTCCAAATTGCGGGTCGGATGCCCGCGCCTGATTCAAGGCGTCAGCCTCGGCTTCCGCCAATTGTTCGGCTTCGATCTGCGCCCGGCCCGGCTTCACGCCGCGCGGTAGCTCGAGCTTGAAGCGATCCGGCTCGACTTCCATGGCGTGTCGGGCATCGACGCCCCACAGCTCCACCTTGACCGGGCCGCCCTTGGTTTCCTGCCATTCGGCGAAAGCAACCTTGGCGGCGGAATAGGCGCGAAGCTGCTTCTTATAGAGTTCGCAGGCGTCCTCGTGGGCGACCTGTGCGGCGGCAAGATCGGCGCCTTTGAGCTTGGTCGCATCCGGCTCGACCGGCGCGTCGGGCGCGGCCGGGCGCGATGGCCCACAGTCCCAAAGATCGACCTTGCCGTTGCGCTTGATGCGACGTTCCAGCGGGTTCATGCGGCCTCGGCCTCGTCAGATTCGGGATGTTCCAGCGCGTCGAGCCGCGCCTCGATGGCGGCAAAGCGGTCGTTGTCGCTGCCGGGCGCGCGAGTCATCTTCTCGCGCTCGACGATCTCGTAACGCTCCGGGTCGGCCGCCACGGCATGATGGGCGTCGACCGCCGCCATCTTGATCCTGACCGGCGGATCGTTCGGTTCCTCGGTCGAACCTTTGTCGAGAACGGTGATAGTCGTCATGGTCATATCTCCGGCAGGACGGCAACGAAGCCGTCGATATTGATGGACGGGTTGGTACCGCCGACGAGGACATAAACGCGGGCGAATTCGTAGATCGATCCGGCCACGTTGTTCGAGAAAAAGACCTCGTAGCGGCCGGTCACCGCCGCCTGCGCGTTGACGATGTCATTGGTGTTGGCCGCGGCCAGATCGACGCCGCCGGCGGAAACCACGTTGCCGGCACCGAACGACGAATCGTTGGAGACCACGACGCGAATTTTGTAGTATTCATCGCCGGTGACGATGTTAAGCGCGGTCACGTCGCATACGGCCACTGCATCGATGCGGGCCAGTTCCACAGGCGTCGTGCCCTGGTTGCCGCCCAGATCGAGCGTCGCTGTGGCGCCGCCGACTTGGGTGTAGCCGGACGCGGTGATTGCGGCGGCGTTGTCCGCAAAGAAGTTGTTGATGTCCGGGGTGTAAGTGCGGTCGTTGGGGAATGACATTGCTGTTGCTCCTTATGCAACGATCGCGGCGTTGGTCCAGCTATCGAGCCGAGAAAGGCAATATTTGTGCTCGTCGACCAGCCCCACGTCCCAATTCAAATGGGTGCGATAGGTCTTGCCGTCCTGCAGGAGGCCGATGTCGCGGGTCTCCATCGGGCGAAGCTGCAGGCCGCGCAAGCGCTGCTCGCCGAGCGAGACCACGTAGAGCGACGCGGTGACGGCCGAGCCGCCGCCGGATGCGACCTCGGTGAAATCGAGCATGTAGGGATGGTCGTCCTTCGGGTAGCCCCAGAGAAACTGCAGCCCGGCATAGGATGCCTTGAGACCGCCGACGCCGGTATTTCCCGACACGTCGAATTCCTGCATGACGAAGCCGGCGAGCGTGGTGGTGCGCGCCAACTGAATCCACAACGGCCGCGACAGATACGGCGCGATGATATGGGTCGGCCGGTTGACCGCATTGATTGCCTTGTCGAGATTGGCGAGCGACAGCGCCGCGCCGCCAGACGAGGCCGAATTGTGGATGTCGCGGGAATATTTGTTGGAACGGACTTGCAGGCCGTTGAACACCCGCGCATTGGTCGACTGGTCGCCCTTGATGATGGTGGTGGCCCAGAGCTGACCGAAGGCGGTCATGCCCATCATTTCCTCGTAGTTGCGCCGCTCGGGACCGTGGCGGTCGACGATGGCGCGATCAACGTCGATGTCGTGGTCGATGATCGCGGTGTTTTCCTGCAACGGCGTGATGACGCCATGCCCGGTCGAGGACGATTCGTTGATGGCGCGGAACTGCGGCGTGGCAAGCACGGCCTGGCGGTAATAAACGAACACCGAGCCCTTCAAGCCCTCGAACGGCAGCGCATCGAACAAATCCGTCGATTTCGCAAACATTTCGATTGGCGGCCGGCGAATGTCCTCTTTGGCCATGGACTTCGCATATTCCGTGATCGTCATCAGGTTTGAGGCAGCCATAATTCACTTCCCCTGTTAAGCCGCGGCGCCGTTGGATTGATTGAACCGTGCCGTGTAATCTTTCTTTTCGGTGTAGCTCATCTTGTCCCACGTCGCGTCGTCGACGCGCTGCGCCGCGTCGGCCTCACGGCCGCGTGTGGTGAAATGTGCGCCACCCTGCGTCTGCATTTTCTGCATCACGGCTTCGAGCGCTTCGATGGTCGAGGCCACCGGCGCCATCTTGAGAATATTGGCCAGCGCCTTGCCGTGCTTCTCGCCGCCGACGGCCGCCATCCATGTGGTGACGGCGTCGACGCGCGCCGGCCCGGACGCGCCGAGCTTGGCGATCTCGCCGTCGTAGGCGGCTTTGATCGTCGCCTGCGTGCCGATGCGGTCGCCGGCAATGAGCGCGATGCCTTCGGCGAATTGGTCCTGCGTCAGACCGGCCTTTTGCGCCCAGGTGCGCGCCTGCGCCCACAACGGATTCTTGTCGTCGATCTTGAACTCGACACCTTGCGGAAGTTGAAACGACTTCGGCAGTTCGAGCTTGTAGGCATCGGGATTCTGCGGCAGCGTCAGGCGGCGGCTGTCGTCGGCGGCCTTGAACGCCATAAGCGCATCGAAGTCCTTGCGCAGATCGGCGCCGCGAACCTCATTTTTGCTTGCGTCCCAATACTTTTCCGGCGCCCATTCGGGGCGCTGCGCCGGCGTAGCCAGCGGCACCACATTATTCGGGGCGGGTGATTGTGGGGTCGGCGTCGGGGTTGGCGCGGAGGAATTCGCGGGCGGTGACGCGGGAGTGGATGGCGACGGGTTCGCGGCGGGCAAAGACAACGGGAGTGTTTCGGCTGCTTCCACCACTTTCCGCGATCCCTTTGGCCATGAGGCCCATCAATTCGGCCGCATAACTGCGCCGGCCCTCCACTCTCGGCAACGCACTATCGTCCGTGGAAACGGCGCAAAGCGTCTTTTGGAAGTACAGATAGACCAGATGACCGTCCGGTTCGCGCGCGATGCGGTCGAACGCGGCCAGAAAGTCGGCCTCGGTAATGCCCTCGTCGCTCATGCCGCCGGCCCCGGCGTTTGCCCTGTCGGCCCCGGCACCGGCCGATTGCTCAATACTTTGGACATCTGATCGACAGCGGCGGACACCTGATCGTCGCTGCGGAACTTGATGAGATCGGCGACGCGCATTTTCTTGATGATCTCCTGGATCGTTTTTTTGCCGTCGACATACATCTTGAATTCTTCCGGGAATGTCTGCGCCACATAGGTCAACGCTTTCATCGCCATGCCGACCTCTTGCTGCTCGGCGGCGGCTTGGGCCGGATTGCGCGGCAGCGTTGCCACGGCGCGGCCGTCGACCTTGATCGGCGCAATGGCGCCGGAGGCTTCGAGCAGATACTTGAACCGCAAGAATATCTGCGCCGGAAACTCGCGCCAGAACGACATGCCTGGCGTGCCAATACGGCGCTGCGCGCGGGCCATTTCGTCGAGCCATTGGCCGAGCGTCGGCGGCGTGTCGCCGTGCTGCTCGGGCATATCGACGAAAAACAGCTTGCGCAGGATTTTGACTTTTTCCTCATATTGATAATTGGCCACTTCCGGCGACGGCACGGTGTAGATCGACTTGACTGCGCCTTCCGATCCCGGACGCACCGGATAGGCAAAACCGTCCTCGACGCCCTGCTCCACCGCGGCAAAACTGTCGTCGGGGTAAGTGATGGCCGGATTGATCGAGCGCGCGGAATGCTCGATGCGCAACCGTTCCAACTCGTCGACCTGGCGAAACGTCGGCAGGCCCTTGAGCAGCGAGCCAAAGCCATGCGGCCAGTCCGGCGTGGCGCCGAAGCGGCCGACGATCAACGGCACCGAGCCCTCACCGATCAGCACCGCATCGTGAACGAGCTTCTGGTCGACAAACACGACATGCTGGTAATGCTCGTCGCCTTTTTCCGCCCACAGCCGCCAATAGCCCCAGGTGACCTGCGTGCGCGTAGCCGGCGCTTTCTCGATGGCTTCGCGCTCCTGCACACCGATCTTTTCCCAGATTTCCTCGCCGACCAGTTCGCGCACGTAGCTATTGCGGGTATAGCGCACGGCAAAGCGGTCGTCGGGATCGCCGTAAGGGCCGAGATTGAATTCCAGTTCGCGGAACGGGACAGCCGACACGACGATCGGCGATGTCGGATGCGGCCGGTGAATCCAGACCGCGACAGTGCCGATGTTCAAATCCGGGTTGAAGGTCTTGGCGCACTCGGGATAAAGGTTCGATGCCTTCATGGCCGAAAAAATCTTGTTGTCGGCCTCTTTCACCTTGTCGGCGACCTTTTCCCAGACCTTCGGATCGATGTCCATGCCAGGACCGCGCTCGCACCAATTCCCGGTCTCGGGCATGAAGGCTTGCATGACCTCGGTGCCCTGGTCCTCGCAGAGAATGAAGGCTTGATCGGTATTGAGCTCCGGCGCGTCGAGCATCCGCTGCTGCGACGGCGCGGTCATCGACGAAATTTGCCGCTGCCGCCATGGCGAGGCGAAGAAATACGCCTCCTTCACGTCGAGTTCGATGTAGGATTTCCAGGTCCGGCAGGCGGCGAGCCGTTCCAGCCCTTCCTTGCCGAGCTTGTTGGGCTCGCCCGGCACCAGCGTCATTTCCGGCTGGCGGTCATCGGCCATCAGGCGGCCCGGCTGAACGAGGGCGCGACCGATGCCGCGGGATTATTGGCGCCGGTTGCGGTGACGCCGGCAAGCGCAAGATGCGTGCCGTAGCGTTGCATTAACGATGCCATATCTGCCTGAGTTTGAGCCTGTAATCCTCCAACGAGGTCTTGCTGCGCTTGCTGTTGTTCCTGCGCAAGATTGGGGTCAGCCGGGAGTTGAGGCGCGTCGGCATTCATTTTGCCATCCAATAGCATCTAGCCAAGGCCGCAACGCACGGCGCCTAGAGCAATCGCCCTAGCGATTGAGCGTGAACTATCGGGTGCCTTGGCCCCTTTGACCAATTGCATGGCGCGCATGTCAATTGGAGATTTGAGCGGTCGTTTGACCCTCCTAGTATCTTCGGCAGGATATGGTCGATATGAGTTTTTGCACCAAGCCGAGCGGTGCAAATTGCACAACGGCCGCGTTGCCTCTCATGCAAAAACGCCCGGAGCGCTTTCTTCTTTTTCAGAACCCTAGCTTTCTGAGCGGCCTTGTGTTTTTCAGGATTATTTTTTCGCCATCGCCGCAAGGCTTCTCTGCCGCGTTCAGGATGTGTTCTATTCCAATTTTTATTCTGCTCTAACTTCTTGGCTCGGTTGGCCACATAATTAGCTTTTGTATATTCCAGTTTCTCTTTGCGCTTCGCAACATAGTTGGCTCGCAACTTTTCTGGGTGTGCAGAAGCGTATCGTTTTGCGGCTGCACGCATCCTCTCTGGATGTGCTTTGTTCCACGCTCTATTGCGCTCGCGTTTCCGCGCCAGAGCCGCAAGTCGTTTTTCCGCTGATGCTTTAGGTCTCGGCACCGATGATTTCCCCGCCTGCTTTTATACAATCCTTGTAGAGTTTATCTGGTCTAAGCGCCGCGCTTCTCAATCCAATCAGGTGTTTGATGACCGGCACGCAATACAGGCCCCAGCGCGACGACAGGCCCATGTGCGCATGACCGCGCGCAATCTTCACCACCGCGCAATCGCGCGTGCGCTCGATGAAAAACGGCTTGATGGTCTCGCCATCGCGGCCATGCGCGACCAGGAAAATCCGCGTGCCGCGCAATTGCGTGTCGTAAACCAGCCACGCCTTGAAGCCGGGACAATAGGCCATGGCCGAGACGTGCTTGAACTCGCCGAATGCGAGCCACGACAACCACCGCACCGCGACCTTGCGATGGAAGATCACATACCATTCGTCGGGCTCAATCGCTTCCGGAAGGTTGATCTCGTCCATCGTGAACGCGCTTGTTCTTGACCTTTGGACAGCCCCACATAATGCACTCGTCCGGCGTCTGACAGCCAGCAGCAAGACAATCCTGCAATTGACTGCCCTCGTTCCACATTTCTTTAAAATCTTCGAAAGTCATCCTACAACCCGCCGCATCGTCTTTGCGCCCCTGTAAACTCGCACCGGCTTGAGATCGCTCAAGGCCGTCAGCCCGATCATGCGCCGGCCTTCGCCGATACCGATCATGCCATATTCCCAGGCGTTGCACACATGCGAATAGCGGTTCTTGCACGGCTTCAATTCGCCGGTCTCGTCCTTTTCGTTGAAGTAGCGGCCGGCAGCACCGACGATCAGGGTACGGCAATACGGCGATATGCGAACCCGCGGCGTGCCGTCGTACATTTCGATCAGTGCATTGTCGACGGCGTTCACCCGCTTGGCAATCTCGTTCATCTTCAAGCCGGGCGGCGGCAGCACCTTCATGCCATGCGATTCAAATACGTCGAAAGCCGAGCGCTCATCGGTCTGCGTCTTGTCGGCACCCTTCGGATCGCCGTAGATACGAAACCGGAAATTCGGATATTTCTCAGTCAGCATCCGCTTGACCTTGGGCGCAAACGTCACCGCGCCCTCGTTCATGCCGATTAATTCGTATTGCACCAGGACGCGGCTATTGATCGCCTGCATGAACACTGCAGCCGGCATTCGGCCGAAATCGAGCGACACGACGACCTCGTGGCCCTCGATCGGGCGCAGCATTTCGCGCGCCACATGGGTCTCGCGGCGGAACTGCGTCCACACCGGCGAGCCGTCGACCACCAATGTCACGACATTGCGCAGCCGCGAATCGATCCAGGCTTTCGACTTGCCGCGCAACATGCGCTCGTAATAATCCTTCGGCAGGTTGTGCAGGTTCTCGGCATTGGGATTGACATCGTAGCCGATCAGTGCGCCGCGTTCGTCGAGCCGTTCCAGCACCGCCGGCGGCTGCATATAGAAGCCCCACTGCGGCGGCCATTCGTATTCGCGGCGCTCGTCCTCGGTCATGCCGGGCGGAAAATCGACCTGCCCGGTCATCAATGCCAGCCAGTGATCCTCGTCGGGCGCGTTGCCATCGGCAATCTGGCCGCGCCAAGGGAACGGGCCGCCATGCTCGGGCGGCGGATAGCGCAGGCGGGAATCACCCTCGTCGAACAATTGCTTTTCAATGAACGGCAATTCGTTCCAGAAAATGCCGGTGTATTCGCCGGAGCGCAGCTTGCGCACGTCTTCGGCCTTGTCGAGCGCAAGAAAGTCGACCTCGGTTCGCACATCGCCGCCGGCCCATGGAAACTTGATGCGGTGGCAAAGCGGCTGCGCCCAATTGAAGCGGCCGTAGATATGCTCGGGGAAACATTCAAGCCAGGTGCGGACAGTGGTGCGGCGCAAATCGGGGTAAGTATTGCGCACCGCGGCAAAGCGGGTGTAGCGCAGGCCGTCGAGCGGCGACGGTATCTGTTCCTGCGCGTGGCGCATGATGCGGACGCAGCACGCCTTGGTCTTGCCGGAGCCGAGCGGTCCTTCCAGAATATCGACCGAGCGCGTCGAGGCGATGAACTCGGCAACTTTCGTTCCGCCGACGATATTGAATTCCATCACGCCGCCGTGCGTTTGACGAATTGCGCCTGCCGCAACAACGGCAGCAATCTTTGGTCGAGCCTATCCTCGGCACGGTCGGCATCGTCGGCGGCGATGTACGGCTCCAGCCAAAGATCGGGAGGAAAGGCTTCTGGCGGCAGTTTCACATGCTCGTCGATATTGACCAGCGCCAGCGATTCCTTCTCGTACTGCGCAATGCGCTCGTCGTCGATGCCGTCGAGCTTCATCAGATATTGTTCGATGCCGTGGGCTAGCCGGTGCGCGCCGTAGCCGGTGGCGGGGAAATAAGGTAATCCGAGCATGGTGCCGAGCCACCATTCAGGCCGCTCATGCCACGAATAGGTCTCATCGGGATAGACGCCGCTCAACGGGAATTTCTCCGGCGTCTGATTGTCGATGTATGTCGTCGCGCCGTCGATCGACGAACCGGCCAGATACGGCACGCGGTATTGCCGGTTGACGATTGGGCGCCGCGCCAGGTGCGCGCGCAGGCCGGGATTTTTCTGCAACAGCTTGACGACGACGGCAACCGGGGCCGGATCGTCGTTGTCGCCATGATGGCTGCCGACGCTCATGATGCCTTCATTTCTCCACGCTCATAAAGTTCGCGGCGGTCCTTGGAATTGTGAATCCACACCCCCTCGTCGTCGAACGGTGTACACCAGCATCTTTGATCGGCATCGTGTGGCTTCAAATCATCGACCGGCATTACATGGTTGCCGTACATGGTCTCGATGACCTCCCATTGGCTCATCGCTTTTTCTTCTTGCTCTTGCGCGCCGACGACAGCGCGATCGCGACAGGCCTGCTTTTGCGGATAGCCGGAATGTCGCAACTCGCGGATATTGGCGGAAACCTTTTTTGCGACGAACCTTTCTTGAGCGGAATGGCAGCCTCCCTCAGTTGAGAACGAACGGCCGCATTTCCCGGCAATGCCGCTCGATCATGTCCTGATCGTGCTCGGTGCGCGGCCGGATGATAACCCGCGGCGTCTGCGGTTGCGAGCGATCGACTTCCGCCTGTAGCCAGCAGCCGTGCCATACCGGCTCGCCGTCGGCGCCGAGAATGACCGGCGTGCCGCGCGGCCGGTTGAACACGATGGCCGCGTACTGCCCGCGCTTTTGAAACTCGCGCGCCCATTGCTGGAATTGCTCGTCGTAGAGCTCGACGAACAAATCCGGGATTTTTTCAAAGACGGTTAACATGACAACGGGAGCCGCGCTCGCATCGGCATCTTCCCTACTAGGTCGCGGGCAGCGTCTAGAATGCCCTTGATTGCTAAGGCCGCTCTACTGCTTGAGCTATCCCGATTCATGTCAGCCTCACGTCGAATTAACGCACGGGTCAGCATCCTTGACCGGAAATACCCACCGAAGGCAACAGCGGCCGGAGGATGCTTTTCTTCACCGAGCCCCGTGCCGCCCGGCCGAAAGGCCCGCTGCGCCTTATCCAACTCCCTTCAAAGCAAAATGAGGCTCGGTCAATTCACCGGATAGAAGCGGGTCAACTTCCGCAAGCAAATTACCGTCGAGCGACCAATACTGGCGGATGCAGCGTATTGGATCACCTTCGATGCCCTTGCCGCGACGCAACAGTGTCGTCTCAACAACCTGGATGACCCTCACTTCCGCCATGTGACCGTCCTTGACACGCAATCCATTGTATGACACGCTATCACAGACAGACAGGCAGCGCAATGGCTTTCAAAGCAGCCTGCCAAGCGAGCGCTCTCGTGAGGATAAAGCCATGAAAATCTCCACAGCGGTACCGTATATCAGAGTTAGCACTCAAAAGCAGGGCCGCTCCGGCCTCGGGCTCGAAGCCCAGCGCGAGCAGCTCGCCCGGTTTGCCGCGGCCGAGAACATCATCCTCACCGCGGAATACCTCGAAGTCGAGACCGGCAAGGGCTCAAACGCCATCGACAAACGCCCGCAACTCAGGGCCGCCATCGCCGAGGCCAAGCGGCTCAATTGCCCGGTCGCAGTCGCCAAGCTCGATCGCTTGAGCCGCGACGTCCATTTCGTCTCCGGCCTCATGGTCCACAAAATCCCCTTCCTGGTCGCCGACCTCGGCGCCGATGTCGACCCGTTCGTCCTTCACCTGTACGCCGCCTTGGCCGAAAAAGAGCGCGCGCTGGTCTCGCAGCGCACCAAGGCCGCGCTCGCCGCCGCCAAGGCCCGCGGCACCACAAAGGACGGCCGGCCCCTCATCCTCGGCAATCCCGAACAGGCCGCAAAAAACCGCGCCAACGCCATGCTACGCGCCAAACTGTTGTTCGACCAGATGGACGCACTCAAAAACCTCTCGGCCAACCAAGCCGCCAAAAACCTCAATCTCGCCAACGTGCCAACCCCGACCGGGCGGCCGTGGTCGGCCAAAACCGTGATCCGCGTGCGAAACCGGCTGGCGGCGGCATGACCGTCAACCATTCCGCGCAACCCGGCCGCGCTCCGCTGTCCGAGCGCAACGACGACCTCTACGAGACGCCGCCGGAAGCCGTGCGGGCGTTGTTGGCGGTCGAGCAAATCCCCGCCGGCGCGATATGGGAACCGGCCTGCGGCCCCGGCGCCATCGTGCGCGTGCTGCGCGAAGCCGGCCACCGCGTCTATGCCACCGATCTCGTCGACTACGATTCACCAGACCAAGACACCGCGCGCGTCGACTTCTTGATCGAGCAGCAAGCACCAGACTTCCACATCGGCAGCATCATCACCAATCCGCCCTATAAGCTGGCCAGTCATTTTGTCCGTCATGCCCTGCTGCTGGCGCCGCGGGTAATCATGCTGCTGCGGCTCGCCTTCCTCGAAAGTGACCGGCGATCATCCATTCTCGACGGCGGCCAACTCGCCCGCGTACACGTCTTTCGCAACCGGCTGCCGATGATGCACCGCGCCGGCTGGGACGGCCTACAAGCATCCTCGTCGATCGCTTTCGCATGGTTCGTCTGGGACCGCCTGCACAGCGGCCCAACGCAGCTCGACCGCATTTCATGGTGAGGGAGGCCCAACCTTAATCCCCGCAGCCATGGCGGTTCGGCCGCAGAGGCCCAAGCCGCCGCGGCAACCGACCACCGGAATGCGCCTCCAATGACGCCCTGGCCTGCGCGCTCGTCATCCCGCGCCGAGCCGCCTCAACCTCGTCCGCAGCACACCGTTCCAGCATTTCCCGCTGCGCCTGCGATTTGACCTCGATAAGCTTCATCGCACCCGCTCCCAAATGTTTTGCAGCCACAATATTTTTGCGCCGCAACATTTCACGTGAAACATTAGGGAATTATATACTTGACTCCATTTCCGATTTGGGCTAGTTTTCGGGCATGAATTGAGGGAAAAACGGCCATGTCCAAGTCCACCATTTCGACGTTTGAACTGTTCGCCCTGATCCCCGATGCGGAGACGGCGCGGACCTATTTGGAGGCCCGCCTGTGGCCGAACGGGGCAACCTGCCCGGTCTGCGGCCTTGGCGAGCGGGTGACGGTTCGGAAGGGCAAGCCCGGCTTCTACCACTGCCAACAGTGCGCAGAGGACTTTACGGTGCGCACCGGCACGATATTCGAGCGCAGCCATGTCCCGCTGCACAAGTGGGTTTACGCGATGTACCTGCTCGTAACGGCCCGCAAGGGCATATCCAGCCTGCAACTCGCCAAGGAAATCGGCGTCACCCAAAAGTCGGCTTGGTTCATGTTGCAGCGGCTCCGCGAAGCCTGCGGAAAAGACCTGACTATGCTTCAAGGGCTGGTCGAGGTTGATGAAACCTACGTGGGCGGCTTGGAGGCCAACAAGCACGAAGCCGACAAACTGCGCATGGGGCGCGGCCCGGTCGGCAAGCAGCCCGTTTTGGGCTTGCGGGAAAAGGGCAAAGGTGGTCGCGTCAAGGCGTTCAAGATCGACAGTACCGACGCGGGCACGATCACCGATGTCATCGTTCAAAACGTGGCGGTCGGATCGACCCTGCACACTGACGAAGCCCAAGCCTACGGCGAGATCGGCGGCCTGTTCTTCGATCATGCGACGGTCAACCACTCGGCTGGCGAATACGTCAAGGACGGCGTTTCGACCAATTCGATTGAGTCCGTTTTCGCGGTTTTGAAGCGCGGCCTGATCGGCGTCTACCATCACGCCAGCCCCAAGCATATCGGCCGCTACGTTGACGAATTTGCGTTCCGGTTGAACGAGGGCAACGTGGCCCGGCACACCCTGGAACGGCTGGACTCGTTCGTCAGTCGCGTTGCGGGCAAGCGGCTCACCTATAAGGCGCTGATCGCATGAGCGCGCCAGCGAAGCCCCCAGCGGCGTTAGACGCGATTGCGGACAAGGTTCTCCGCTACCGTCCCAAGCCCAAAACGAAACCAGCGAAAAGGCGCAAACGCCGTGCCCGCCTATTACAACGAGATTGACCCCCATGCCGCACAGTGGCTCCGCAATCTTATCTCCGCTGGTCACATTGCAGCGGGGGACGTTGACGAGCGATCTATCGTTGACGTGCGGCCCGACGACCTTGGCGGATACGAGCAAGCCCATTTCTTCGCCGGTATCGGCGGATGGTCCTACGCCTTGCGGCTCGCCGGATGGCCCGATGATCGATCGATCTGGACCGGCTCCTGTCCGTGTCAGCCGCTTTCGAGCGCGGGACAACGCAAGGGCCATGCCGACGAACGACACCTCTGGCCCGCTTTTTACCGCCTCATCGCCGAGTGCGCGCCTGCAATCGTCTTTGGAGAACAGGTTGCGAGCAAGGATGGACGTGAATGGCTCGCCGGAGTTCGCGCTGACTTGGAAGCATTGGGATTTACCTGCGGGGCCGCCGATCTGTGCGCTGCGGGCGTCGGCGCGCCCCATATCCGTCAACGGCTCTATTGGGGTGCCGACGCCGGTAGTACCGAACGGTGGTCGCCGGCCGAAGGGCGGGGCGATGTCGCTCAAAGGCCAGACGCCAGACGGCAAAAAACGACAGGTCGATCTGGATTTCTTTGTCCGCCGAGCCTTGGCACACCCGACGCCGATGCACGGCGCACAGAACGAGGCGGCGCACAATGCGATGTCGGGCCAGTGGAAAACGGCCATTGGTCGGATGTCGAATGGGTCGCGGCTGGCGACGAAGGGCAGTTCCGCATTAAACCCGGCATATCCTTGCTGGCTCATGGGATTCCCGGACGTGTGGGACGGATTCGCGGGTACGGCAACGCGATTGTCCCGCAAGTCGCGTCCGAGTTCGTGAGCGCCTTCATGGAAAGTCGCCCTTGAAATGAGCGAATGGACTCATGTATATAATTCCCAAACATTATAAGCCAGTCACAACTGCTCCACCCCGCCAAGTGATTGTAGCAGAAAATCTGTGTGCGGCAATTAGGAGCCGACGCAAACTCACGGTTTTTCCCCCCGGTCGCCGCCAGCGAGCTCGACCGGGACGGTCGCGTCATGCTCTATCATGGGCGTTGTGACAGGCTGTCGCTCGACTGACTGTCCCGGCTGCACCACGTTGACGATGCGAATAGTCACGCCAGGCGTGGCGTTTGCTGCCGATCCGCGCTGCTGGGCCGCATCCTCGGTGACAAACCACATGGCCGCGTCGAGCGCCGGCTTGTTCTCGGCTGCGTCGCGGATTGTCTTGATGCGCTTGATACTTGCTGGCCCCTCGCTCGTTCGAAGTACCTGCATTTCACGTTTCAGGTATGCGACAACCGGTGGCTTGGCGAGCGCATAACGCATTGCCTGGGAAGTTAATCCCACCTTTTGTGCTGCTTCATCGAATGGCAGTGCATCCCAGACCATGAGATCGACAGCGCGGCGGACTTTTGCAGTGAGGCCAGCGCGTTCGATGCGCGTGGTGGGCCGGTTGCTGATTGGCTTCTCGTTGAGGATTGCCGCGTCGGACATGCTGTTGGCTTCGCTGTCCTTGGCTATCGCCTGCGGACTGGTCCTCGTTCGGCTGATCGCCTCACTGCGGGTTGAAAAGAGGGCGGGCGCGATGCGTGACGCGCGATTGGATGCGTCATTTTTGGTTTATTCGGCAACGCACGGCGACAAAACCGCATGAAATATGGGCTTTTGTGCTGTGTGAAATAGGTCAGCATTGCTGCTTGATCTCGGCGAGGGTTATTTGCCATATGCAAATTATGGGAATTATATACTTGAGTCCCGAGGCGCCCAAATAGGAGGCAACAGTGAGCGAGCGAACGGTTTACCGGCACAAAAGGCGAGGCGCCATCTACGAGGTCTTGCATGACAACGCATGCTTGGAGTGTTCCGCCGCGCCAGAGTTCGAAAAGATGTTCGATGAGGATCATTTCGTCGTTTATCGGAGCATTCACAGCGCGGCTGTCTACGTTCGGCCCTACCCGGAGTTTCACGATGGCCGTTTCGAAGCGATCCCCGATCCCAGGGACTCAAGTATATAATTCCCCAAATTATGGTGCGCCCATGCCTAGACCCTGACGCGCGTCGTGTTGCGTTATCGTTGTTGGCGCGGGGTCTCGGCAGTCCTGGCGAGATTGCCGACTTGGCCGGCGTATCGCGGCAGGTTGTTGAGGGTTGGGCGCTGATTGCCGATATGGATTGGCGCCAGATCAAGCGCGCGAGATTGGCAAAGGCGTGGCGCAAGGAATGGGATCGTGTCCGGCCGTAATTGGGCAAGAGCGCGCAAGTTGGCAGATGCTGAAAAGCCGCAAGAGGCTTGCGACATCGGCCTATTCAGCGATGACATGGATCAGGTCGAAATGTTCATGGAGCCCACAAACGACATGCCGTGACGCGGCTATGCCGCTTCCTTTGGCGGCACTGCGCCGGAACGGCATCAGGCCGGCGAGACGCCAATCTCGCCGGCCGCTTTACGTCTTGCTTTGCCGCTGGCAAGCCCGGCTTTCCGAGCATGTGTTCTCTTCCTTTTCACCAAATCCCAGCGCTTTTTAGCACCATTTCGGCCTATTTTCTGCATGTATCGACGGCTGAACTCGATTTTGATAGCGCCGCTATGCCGAACCTGGGAATTGTTGCGGCCGGCAAGCCGTGCTTCAACCGATGCGAATGCTTCCTCGCTGTGCTGCAGCACGCCTTCGACGCCTAAGCCGCCGAGATACCAGAGCAGCGATTTCATCCCCACGCGCCGTTGGCCGCGCGATGAGAATATCTTGGCGGAATATCCCTTCGGCGCGCCGGTGAGCTCGTCCAGCGCCTCAAACGAGATATTGCGCCGCTCCCGCCATGTATTGAGCGCCGCGCGCAGCCCGGCATAATCGTGCCAGGCGATCGGATCGGCATCGGCCGTCAATGGAAATACCGCCGCGGCGGCGGATCGAACGTATCGTCACCGCGGCTCGAGAACACGCACGCCAGCCCGATTCCGCCCCAGACTGCGACCGCAAAGCCGACGATGTAATAAACCGCGCTCAATGCACTGTCTCCGATTTGAGCACATACCACGGGCTATAGCGAAAAACCTCGCGGGCCGCCTCGCGAATGCGCCGGTCCGGCTCGTGGCCGAACACGTAGCGCAGATATTTGAAGCACGCCGCCTCGTAGCGCGATTGGATGGTCTTGGGGCCAAGTGAGGACGATTTGCTGCCGTAGCTCATTGCCGCCTCTCTAATGTTTCATGCTTATCCGGTTTAGACACACAGCCCTACATCTTGTGGTTATGTTTCGACGTTTGCACGCGGTTCATTAAATAATCTGCATGGATCATCTGGCCATTCCATGCGATCATGTAGGTTGCCGTGGCGGAAAGACTCATAGTCTTCCTCGCCAGAGCCTATAGAGCGGCGCAACATTTCCGTACATCGCAGGCAAACCACGGTCTTGAGATTACGAGTTATGGCCAGATGACCACACGCTAGCTCTACGATGCGTCGGGTCTGGTCTTTGCCGAGACGATCCCGATTAAAGCCAGTCGCTATAATGTCGGTTCGCACAATTCGTTCGGGTGGTGTTTGGATCAACATCTAGTAGGTCTCAGCGTTTGTGTGTGGCAACCGGATAAGCATGTAATGTTTCACGTGAAACACTCACGGCACCCAACCCTTCGCCCTCACAATCTCATCGAGGGAGGCAGATGGCGCAAGCGTTTTTTCTTGCTTTCTCGCTGGACCAGCGACCGTAGTTCTAGGCTCAGACTCTAAGGAAGATTCTATAGGTGATTGTGATTGTGTGTGCATTTGCCGAGCAATTGCCGGGTACGCACCCGTGAATTTTCTGTTTGTTCGTTCCGCACCCTTGAAGCCAGCAACGGCGCGCTTAGTGCTGATATCATTGGCCTTTTTTAATTCTTCCTCGATGCGTTTATGCTTCCATCCAGGCTGAAACATTCCGGCAATTGCCGAGCAATTGCTGCGCCACTGGTCACGGTTTAATCGCGAAATCCCGGCAATTGCCGCTTCGCTGTCCGGCAGCTTCCCGTGCTGCCAATAGTGCATGATAAGCAAAAGGTAGGCGCCGTGCTGAGCTGCCGTCAAATGCTGGGTGTCGGCCAGGTAATCGCCAATATAGAGCGGCATCCAAGCGCGGCTCATTCGGCGGCCTTGTTCGATGCAATCCACTCCGCCTCGATTTCCCGCCACAAGGCACGATAATCACGTGTCGCCTGTTGCCGGATCGGGCCATTTTCGCCGTTGATCTTGAGCCATCCTAGCTGTTGCAGCCGAAACCGCTTGGCCGGATCGATCGCATTGAGGATTTCGAGCTCGCGCGAGGGGGACCAGCGCCAGTCGGTCATGTCGCGGTTGCTCTTGCCGAGATTGCAGCGTCGACAAAGTACCTGAAGATTCGACCAGGCTAGCGAAAGCCGCGGAAAATGCGACCGCGGCTTGATATGGTCAACCTGTAGGGGATTATCCGCATCGCCGCGGAAGCCGCAGCATTGGCAATAGCCATTGGCAAGCTTCAACGCCTTGTAGCGAGCCTTGAGCCATTCCGGGCTGTCGTAGAACGGATCGCGGCGCTCCATTACGACTCCCCGCGCGCTCGATATGCCATCTGGCAATGAAACCGGCAATACGGCACTGCATCATCTTTTGCTGCACCGCAATACAGCATGTCGCGGCCGGGCTCGCCGAGCGGCCATCGGCATGTGGTCGAGGTCAGCCCAAAAATATCCACCGCGCTCGCTGGCGTAGGGATGGCCGGTAGATCGGTTAGGCCGGGAGGCTGTGAGACGCCCAGCGCATGAAAGGCCATTCCCTGACCTTCCTGGCGCGATTGGCGGGGCTTCCTAGGGGTATTGAGCGTAATCCGCACATTGCCGATGCCATGCCGCAATTGCCGGGTTTTCCTTTTCACGATGACCCGTTTCGGCAACCCAAGCCTGATGATCTTGGCGACGACCGCGTTGCGGGTAATGCCGTCGCCGAGCTCGCGGGCTATCTCGCCGCCCGACATGCCGTCGCTGTGGCATTGCCGCAACACTTGCACGCGGGTCTCGGTCCAGAATGTGCCGGCGCCGGCGGGCATCATTCCGCCGCCTGTTGTCGTTGTCGGTGGGCAAATTCAAAGGCCATGTCGGCCAGCACCCGCTCGATCAGCTTAGGTGCCGACCCCTTCTTGGGCGGCCCATGGTTTTCCCAATCGGTGTAAGTCGATCGGTCGACGCCAAATCTTCGGGCAAACACATCCTGGGTTTCGGCCATACGGCGCCTTGCGCGCCAAAGAGTGGTTGCTGTGACCATGGTGGCAGCATAAATATTTTTTGGTGCGAAGTCAACATTGGCGCTTGCATTATTTTGCGGATGTGGGAATATCACAAAATGAGCCACGAGAGCGACGGTAGTCCGATCTTGGCCATCATCATGCCTGCGCTGTGGGCGCTGGCGATCGGGATTATCGCTTGGAGGCAATGGCATGGCCGGTAGCCTGCGCGACCAGCTTTGCGCCGCTCACACGCTGGCATGGCAGCAGCAGCGCCACGAGGACGAGATCGCTTTGCTCCGCGCTATCGCCAAGATCGACGGCAAGCCGCTGCGGCACCATCGTGATACGCGCGACGATTTTCAAAAGGATTACGACGAGGAACAAGAAGGGACCTACCGATGAACGTGCCAGCCATCAAAACCGCAACCGCGGTTGCCTCCCACCCATTCAGTGCCGACCAGATCGACCTTATCAAGCGCACCATCTGTAAAGGCTCGACCGACGACGAACTCCGGCTATTCCTATATCAGGCCGGCCGCACCGGGCTCGATCCGCTCGCTCGACAAATCTATTCGATCGAGCGGCGTGAATACCGCGACGGCCAATGGGTCAAGGCGCGATCAATACAGACATCGATCGATGGTTTCCGCCTGATCGCCGAACGCAGTGGCAAGTACGCCGGCCAGGTCGGCCCGTATTGGTGCGGCGCCGACGGCCAATGGCAAGACGTATGGATCGCGCCGGAATCGCCGATCGCCGCCCGGGTTGGGGTGCTGCGCACCGATTTCAAGGAACCATGCTGGGGCGTGGCGCGCTTCGATGCCTACGCGCAAAAGACCAAGGACGGCGTTCCGACGCGCATGTGGAAAACCATGGGCGACGTTATGGTGGCGAAGTGCGCCGAAGCACTGGCGCTGCGCAAGGCATTTCCGCAAGAACTATCCGGTCTCTACACCGGCGATGAAATGATGCAGGCGGTCGAGGATTTCACACCGCCAGCGCCGAAGAAAACAATCGCCGAAGATTTGAACGATGAAATTCCGTTCGGTGGCGACACGCCGAAGGCCGCTCCTGCTCAAAGCCCCCCCAGCCCTCAGGCAGGAGCGGCCAGTGCGCCCGTCGATGTGCTGGCGATGGCGCGTGAGGCCGCAAGCCACGGCTTCGATATGCTGAACACCTACTACAAAACGCTCGGCAAGAAGGATCAGAAAATTCTCAACGAGCATAAAGTTGAACTCGAAGCGCTGTTTCCGATCGATGCGGAATAGCCGCTCACGACAGGTTAGTGGGAAAACCATGGCAGAAATATCGGGAATTTCTTGGACAGACGCTACGTTCAATCCGTGGATTGGATGCACGCGCGTAAGCCCCGCGTGTGATCGTTGCTATGCGGCCCGTGACAATGAACGCTGGAATTGGGTGCCCGGCTGGGGCGCAGGCGTCGCTAGGCGCCGCACGTCGGTCCAGAACTGGAACAAGGTGCTCAAATGGAATCGCGAAGCAGCGGCTTCGGGAAGGCCGCTACGGGTGTTCTGTGCGTCGCTCGCCGACGTGTTTGATAACGAGATCGAGCAGGCGTGGCGCAACGACCTGTGGGACTTGCTTCGCGCTACGCCAAATCTGCGGTGGATACTTCTGACCAAGCGGATAGGCAACGCGCCGAAGATGCTACCCGCGTTCTGGCCCATGGCGCACGTCGGCTTGATGTCCACCCTCGAAAATCAAGAGGTATGGGACCGGGATTATCACAAGCTCGAAGCCGTGCCGGCGGCTTGGCATGGGGTGTCCGCCGAACCGTTGCTCAGCCATATCGATATCGGCGACGCTAAGCCGGATTGGATCATCACGGGCGGTGAAAGCGGCCCCGGCTTCCGGCCCCTCGATATGGATGCCGTGCGCTCGCTTCGCGATCAATGCCGACGCAACGGCATCACTTTCCACCACAAGCAAAACGGCGGTATTCGCGGGAAGGATGCCGGCTGTTTGGTCGATGGTGTCGAGCATAAATATTTTCCGCCAGCGTTGGCGGCTTAGGCACTATCAACAAGTATGTCGCCAACTTAGAGGTAGGAGAACACCGTGAACAAGCGCAGACTTCTGAGGTTGGCCGATCTGCTCGACGCAGACGCCAAGAACGAGGCGGGTGTCAAATTTAATCTGAGCGGGTGGGGTAGTTCGTCTACAGGCGCCCCGGCTAATGTTTCCTGCGGCACCACGGCATGTGCGATGGGGCTGGCGGTACTAAGTGGCGCGTTCGAACAAGACGGCCTCAGAAACGGATTTGGGCCGCGCTCATGCTCGGTCATTCCTTATTTTCAAACAGGGCAGAAAGTTGTGTCAGGCTTCAAGGCCGCGGCGAATCTGTTTGGCATTAGCCACAAGGCAGCCGAATGGCTCTTTCAAGATGACCACTACCGCAAAAGCCAATGGACTGGTGCCGCAGGCGAACGCGCCGTGGCCCGCCGTATTCGCAAGTTCGTTGCTGGCGAAGCGCGACCGTAAGACGGCGGCTGATACGGAACATGCTTATCCGGTTGCCACACACAAACGCTGAGACCTACTAGATGTTGAAAACCCTCGTTTGGCCTGAGAAAAGCTATCAGTCGCTCGACCAAGGCATCCGATTTGCAGTGCGCGTTCTTCACGCGGCCGGGTTTGAAACCTGCCAGTCATGCCAGGGCGGTAAAGGGCACGCCTACAGCGACCCTACGGTTGATCTGAGAGCGGAAGCTGACGACGCCCGTGGTTTTGGAGCGCTCGCGGCGCTGCGAACCTACGGGCTTCCCATCGCGGAGGTAGCCATCGTTTGGCCTGTGCGGAACGGCTGCCCCTACGAGAAACTTTGGCGCATCACATTCAGCAAAACAATGGAAGATCGCGCCGATGAGAAGCCGAGTTTTGTTTTCGGGTATGCCGCAACATGACCGCAAGATATGGGGCTGTGTGTCTAAACCGGATAAGCATGGTTAGCAGGGAGATTAAAATGGGTTGCGATATTCACCTTTACGTCGAGCATCGAAATGGCCAAGGTTGGGAAAGCTGCGACGTATGGGAGAAAAGCGAATACGAGCCGCACGAATTGACTGTGCCATACGGCAAGCATTTTTATAGCGACCGCTCCTATGATACCTTTGCAATCTTGGCAGATGTGCGCAACGGCTATGGCTTTGCGGGGACCGATACCGGAGACGGTTTTGTTCCGATTGCCGAGCCTCGCGGCTTACCCGACGATATGTCCCCACAACTCGCGGCAGAAGCCGCCGCGTTTTTGGAGCACACCCCATCGTGGCTAACAGCCAAAGAATTGATGGAGTATGACTGGACTCGCACCACAACAAAACGCGGATGGATCAGCGGCCCGCAATACGCCCATTGGATCAGATACCAGCGCGAGGATGGCGATGGGCCGAGAGAATGGTGCGGCGGAATCGGCGGCGGCGGTATTGAGCATATCGCGGAAGCGGAAATGGCGGAGCGCGTTGCCGCCGTTCAAGAACTGTTCAAGGGAGCAAACTACAAAGACTTGGAGCAGGCGTTGAAGGATCGGCTTGGCTCGACGTACTGCCAAGTATCCTGGCAAATTCCTTACTATCGAGCGGCGTCCGGTTTTCTTAGCCGCGTCATGCCTCGCTTGTGGCGCTTGGGAAAGCCGGACGATGTGCGGATTGTCTTTTGGTTCGACAGCTAGAGCCGACTTACACGGGGTTAGCGCCTAGATGACCGAAAAGTGGACCAAGGGAGAATGGATTGGCGGCCTCGCCAGATGGGAGGTCGATCGCACGGTCTATTACTCGATCGCGTTCACCTGGAAGCTTGATGAGGCGTTCGCGATGGCTCTTTTCGACAAGGCGCTGGGTAAGCGGGTAGTCGCTGGCGGTCCCGCGCTATTCCTAGCGAAGATGGCCCACGAAATTTCAACGGTGGCCGAGGTCGGTGGCAAGTTCGGGTACCCCGACGCGGTATCTCGGCACAATCCAATGGCGACCGAATTTAGCTTTGGGTGCGACGTGGGCTGCGCCCATTGCATCGTGCCGGCGATGCACGGCCGGGTCTTTACGCTGGTCCCTGACGCTCCGGTGCGGCCGATCTTGTGCGACAACAACCTGTCTGCTTTGCCGACCGAGTTTCAGGACCATATCCTTGCCCGCTACCAGCGGGAGGAAGTTCCGATCCTTGATGCTAATTCGGGATTTGAGCCGCGCACTTTCACTGAGGAAGTCTACCGCCGATGGAAGCCAACCCTAGACGCCTCCTATGCCCCGTGGCGGTTCGGCTACGACGATATGGTGGATCAGCCTTATGTCAGGACCGTGTTCAAAATGCTTCGCAACGAGCCGACCAAGCGCAAGCGTGTCTATGTGATGATTGGGAACGAGCCCTATGCCGAATGCATGGAACGCATCTACGAGGTCATCGGCAACGGCTGCGAGCCGCATGTGCAGCCGGAAATCAAGTTGGTGTCTTGGGAGCGCAAGCCTTGGGTACGGCACGATTGGACACGCCAGAAGCTAATCGACGTGGCCCGCTGGGCGAATGGCTGGGTCTATCGCAAGGTGCCGAACTTCGAGGACTACGACCGCAGCAACTCGAAGCGGCGATCGGAAAAGTACAACGCCCAAGAGGGTATGTTCGTGTAGCCCAAACAAATAGGCACTTACAGGACGAATGTCGCCAACTTAGAGGTATTCCGATGCACCGACCGAGCGAATTTTTAGCCTGGGCCGTCGAGACATTCGGTCCGGTTGCCCTCAAGCGCAAAGAACGCCTTATGCGCTTTACTGAGGAAGCAA